GTCATAGCCGGGGGTCGTTTTCTAAAAAACGGGGCGTGTTTTACCAGTTTCGGGACGGTTTCGGTGTCTGTTGGCCTGATTGGCCTGCTTGGCGCCTGTTGCGGCGTCTTGCTGCTTCGGAGCGGTTGCAGCGTGCGTGGGCTGGGCCGCGGTAGGTGTCGCGGGTGGGGCCGTGTGCTAGATCCCATCGGGTGCCGGGTGGTATCCACCGTGTGGGTTCGAGGCAGATGGGTTCGGTGCAGTAGGCGTGGCCGGCATCAACGGTGGGTTGGTGGCGGTGCCGCTCTTGCTGGTGTTGGTAGCCGTAGCCCCGCGCTGTGGTGTTACCTGAGCGGGGCATCGCCGGCGTGCCCGTGCTTCCAGCAAAGAAGGAACCGATCATTCGCCGTGATCTCTCCACGATCGATCCGGGCATGACCTTCGGCGACGCGCTGCTCGGGTGTGAGTCGAGGATTCTCCGCACGCTTCATTGCTGCGAGGCGGCGGGCGTACAGGTTGTCGAGTAGTAGGTCTTGGTCTGCCTGGATAGGCATCGGTTCGCGGTATGCGGTGGTCAACAGTTCGTCTACTTGGGTGACGGTCTCTTCGGGGTACATGGGCTACAGGTGCCGGATCAACCAGAGGCAGGCCAAGCAGCCCGCGACGATGGCCACGATGATGGCGATGTCGGTCATCGTCCGGCCTCCTGTGCTGCGGCGTAACGGTCCAACAGCCAGTCGGTCCAGTGACAGAGGAACGCGATGGGGAGGTCGGGTGGGAAGGCGCGGCCGATAGCGATCTCATCGAGGACATGAGCGGATGTGTCGAGGGCTTCGGTTGTGTCCGGCATGGGCTGCACCGCCCCTGAACTACGCGACTCGGCTGTTATGCGGGGATAGTCGGCCGTCCGCTTCGAGTTGAGCGAGGCGATCCCAGTCGTACAGCTTCCGACCGCGATCATCAACACCGTGCGCGGTGAGTTTCCCTCGGTTCACCCAGGATCGGATCGTTGTCGGGGTGATCTGGAGACAGGCCGCGGCTGTTGGGGCGTCGATGAGGACCATCGGCACCTGCCTTGGAACGCGGGAAAGCCGCCCTCGCAACAGGTGCGGGACGGCTTTCGGCAAGACTAGACGTGGGGGAAGCGTTGCAGTTCCTGGTTGATCTAGCAACTACCCCGCCGCGCGTGTCGGGATCTTCCGCGACTCAGCCAACGCCATGACCATCTCGTCGTATTCGTCCAACGTCATCAGCCGGCCGCAGTCCTTGTTTGTGCATTCGATGTGGCGGGTTCCGAGTTGGTGGACCAGGGTGCGGCGCTGACAGCGGGGACATGGGGCGGAGCGGTGCTGTCGGACATCCCCCGTTTTCGTGGCCGTCGTGAGCCGACGGTGTTCCGTGATGACCTCGTGGCCGAAGCTGAACGCAAGATCGGTGTCCTGGGTGAGGATCCAATGCAGGTTGTACGCGAGATAGGTGACGGATGAGGTGATCGTCAGATCCCACGGTTCCGTCACCGGGAACGGCTGGTACATCTCCGCCGTGGTGAGATGGTGCGCTTCGAGTTGTTCGCGGATTGTGCGTTCCCAGTCCCACAGCCAGCGGGCTTCGTCGTCCTGATCATCGACCTCACGCGACGGTGATGGGGCGCCACCTTTCGCTGGACGATCCTGCTTGTCGGGTGTCGACATGGCTTTCGCGTTATCGAGGTGCGTGAACAGGTCGGGCATCTCGAGGAGTGCTTTGCGGATGTTCGCGGTGCACGAGATGTCGATGCCGTCATCGTTTTCCCGGTCTCGGCACCACACCGGCCATGCTCGGTAGGGCCGAAGCCGGTTCGCGTCACCGCCGCTGTTCTCCACGGCTTGGGCGCTGCGGTATCGGTTGTTGCAGGATCCGGGGCAAATCTCCTCTTTCACGCTCGAACCTTCCGGGCCTGGACCGGTTTGTTGTGGCGCAGGACGCACAGGACGCGGAACGGCTCGTCGCTCATGCGTCTTCCTCCCCAACTAGAGAACGGACGGCCTCGATCGCACCCTCTATGGCTTCGTACTGGAAGTCGTACGGGATCGGGACTTCTTCGATCGCCGCTACGGCTGCTTCCACGAACTTGGGGAGCAGAGCAGCGATGACAGCGTCGGCGATGGTGTCGGACGTCGGGATGTACCTCTCCCGCGACATCTCCCGTTTGTGTTCACTGATGGCCGCTATCGCTGCTTCCCTGAACTGATCGGTCACGGCGTCTCCTCAGGCAAACGGATCAGGCCGCGGTCCCACGCCCACAGCAACGCCCCGAGAGTCGACCAGAACGTCTTCCTACGGCATTCGCAACGCGACTTCGTGAGATGAACACAGTCGGTTTCGGCCTCGCGGACACGGGCGATATGGGCGAGTTCGTCGAGCGGTGCGAGCGTCGCAGTCACAGCTCCGGCCCCTCAGGTGAAGGAGGAGCGGCGGGGTTAGAGATCATGCTGTCTAAGACGGCTTGGGTTTCAGAAGCGCCACAGTCGCACTCATCACTTCGGCGGGCGTCATCGCAGGTCAACGTGGCGCACGAGTACCAGCAGTCCTCGCAGTCGTAATGCTGCGCTGCGCGCTTGAGGACCGGGATACCTTCCGGCTCAGGTGAAGGAGGAGCGGGATAGCCGAGCCGTATCAGCGCCCACTCCACGTGACCGCCACACACCCGAAGCGGTCCAATCTCAGTCACGGCCCAGCGGGCCGACATTCCATATGGCGTCTCGGCCGCACACCCCGCACAGACAAAGATCGGCGGCGTGTAGGTAGGCATCGGGGCAGCAGAAGGACCGATGGTTCCATGCCAATTACTCGGAAGCGGATTGCTCATTCGTTCTGTCCTTCCGTGAACGCAGCAGCGTCAGCGATCTGTTCTTCGATCTCGCGGCAGTCGTGGCGCTTGTCCTCAGCGCGCGAGATGCCGTCCGCGCGGGGGATGTAGCAGCAGCCGCAGGACCGTTCCCCGTATGCGGCCACCCGACCGCGCATCGGCCGCTGGGACTCGCTCATTTCTCCTCCTGTTCAGCCAACAGGGCCATGTAGGCGTCAGCGAGACGCGCCATCACCGCAGCGGTCAACATGTCGTTTCGGAACACCGCCCGCTCTATGAGGTCCCGAGCCCGCTGCACTACTTCCGGTTCTTCAGGCGGCAGGACTTCTAGGGATGCCATGCGGCGGTTGATGGATGCGTATAGAGGGCCCTCGTCGCCCTGCCGCAACTCCCACCAATCGAGCGTCTCACCCTCAAGGATCGCTTCAAACGTCACGCGTACCCGCGTTCCCGGCTTGATGGACTCAGACATCAAAAGCCTCCAGAACGTGCGAAAGGCTGCACCCAGCGTCTAGGTACGAGCGGAGCCATTTCTCGACGCCCCGTTCGACCGCCTCTATGTCGAGAGGCTCGGGCGTTTCTTGCCAGACGTAATCGCTCAGACTCATCGGCTCGTCGTCACTCATCAGATCTCCCCGTCTTGGCGTTCGCTTGGAGCAGCGGGAGCGTGCTCGTGGAGGGAAATGTCGCAGCGATAGGTCGTGCACTCGTCGCAGTAGGCGTTCATGTATGGCGAGTACGGGGTCTCGGTCGCGGGCTCAGCGCAGCAAGCGCACCGTTCCGGCTCTCCGGTGTCTGCTCGCTCCGTCAAAGAGTCGATGAAGCGTGTGACCTCGGCCCATGCCCTCTCGCGGCGGATGTACATGTTCGCCGCCACGAACTCGCCAGGCGGAACGGACGCCAAGTACTCCACGTGGCTAATGACCGCGTCCGTGTGCGCCTGCAAGAGCCCCAGCAACTCGATAGCCTGCGCCTTGGTGATCACTGCTCACCACCATCCAAGATGGCGCGGAGGCGGTCGACTCTAACAACCTTGGCTTTCGGCTTCTCGAACATCTCAACGAAGATCCATTCCTCGTCGCACAGTTCTTCGATGCGCCGGAGCTTCGCCTCGGCGATCTTGGCCCGGCGCGCGTAAGCCGCCCGGTCGTCGTAGAGCCGCTCGGTGTCGATCACTGCTGCTTCTCCTCTGTCGCTGCACCCTCGGATGCTGGACGTTCGATCACGATGCCGACAACCAAGCCCACTAGGTAGGCACCAAGAAGCGCGAGCGGCAGCCACGTCAAGCTCACTTGTCGTCCCCTTCGGTTGCCGCTTCGGCCTCGACTACCGCGCCAGGCCACCATCGCGGGATGCGCAGCCACTCCCAATCCGGATCACGCCGCAACGCCTTGACGGACGGGAACTCCATCAGCAATTCGCACATGTCGTCCCACCACTCGGGGTCATCGTCCGTCCAGTCGCCGTAGTTCTCAAGGATCAGGTCACCGGCTTGCTCCCGCGTGATGCTCATCAGTCCTCGCTCTCGGTTACCGCTACGGACACACCAGCAGCGGGTCTGGAATCCAAGTCGCCGCATCGCTCGCAGGAACGAAGATCACGGCATTCGTGATTCTCGGCAGGTGGCTGCGCCCACAATTCGTGCCTACAGGGGGTGAACTCGTCCCAGTCGTGCCCGTTCGCGAGGCATGACCTGGCGGCGATGCAATGCGGGCAGAACGCAGCGCCATCGTCGGCGATGTTCCAGTCATCCCCCAGATACCGGCGGGCGTCGTCGATCGACGGGAAGTGGATGACGCCGTCGAGTTGGTCGTACCAGTCCTCTCCGCAGTCGTCACAGCGAACGACGACACAAGCGCAGGTCTCGATCATTCGCTACGGCCTTCCGCTTCGGACACACCAGAACCGGCAAGGAGAGAACGGATCTCAGACGTGTACATCCAGCCCTCGTGGTGGATCGGGTCCGGCATCGCTCGTTGCACGCGGTCGGCTTCCTCACAACGGCGTTCTAGTCCGGCACGCAGTCGTGTTATTTCTGTGAGGAGTGCGTCGTAATCCTCCCAGCGCCACGGCCCTCGCTTCGCAAGAGCATCCTTCTCGTCCACCAGACGGCCCAACGAAACTAAGGCACGGTCCCGTTCGGCTTCGGCTTCCCGACACCGTTCTTGCCACCCCCCGACGCAATCTGTGAGGCGCGCGTTCTCCTGGACAAGCTCAAGGACGCCCATCGGGCGTATGCGGACCATCACTCACCACCAGAACCGGCAAGGAGGAGGGATTCGAGTTGGAAGCTCCACCATGTGCCATTCGTCATCGAGTACTCGGCTCCGGCCGCCATCAGCGTCGCGATCCCAGCCCGCAGTCGGTCCCGTTTGGCTTCGGCGGCTTCCCTTCGTTCCCGCTCCACAACAAGAGAAGACTCGGCGGACGCAGCGCGGGACAGGGCCAAATTCAAGCGGTAGTGCTCGTCGAAGGCGTCGTAGACGGCACCGTGACAGTTGGGGCCCGGGCTCTCGGTCGTTCCCCAGATGGCAGCGCGGACCCAGTCGAGGTTCCGGTTCGCGTTCGCCAACTCCTCAGCAGCCTTCCCGTGGTTGAGGAGACCGGCCGAGGCAAGATCATGAGCGAGGCTTCCGACCCGGCTATCCGGGCTTGCAAGCCATCGGCGGATTAGCTCCGCAGCCTGCTGCTCGATCGCTTTCTGCTCGACCGTCCCCCCTTCTACGCCTGTACGTACCGGGTCAGACAAGGTCATCGCGTTGGCCCCCACTGCTCTACGTGGTCACCAACGTGACGCCACTGCGAGCCGTCCTTGTCGATCTCCCGACCACAGGTGCCGCAAACTGGCACGATGAAGTGATCCCCGCCGAGCTTCACGGGGTTGTTGGTAGTTCCGGATTCCGACACTGGTCGCATCATTTCTCTGTCTCCTCAGTAGCTAGAGAGGCCACCCTCATTGCGTGTAACACAGCAGGGAGATCAGAAGGGATCATGAGCAGCCACCATCCGCGCCGATCGTGAGGTGCAGAAGCATCCGGCCGCGTTCTGCCTCGTCGGAGCGCACCCACTGCCGAAGCCAGATATCCACACCCTCGGGCCTGTAGGTCTCGCGGAGGAGCGCCATCGCCTTCGCGTTCGGCAGATCAGATTCGCCGCTCATCTCTCAGCCTTCTTTCCGGGGAACCACAAACAAGGTCATGCGGACACCCCAGCTCTCAGATCGCATTCGCCCGGATGACCGGCTGGGAGACAGCAGCCCCGGTCGCGCATGCACCAGTCCAGATGCTCGGGGTCGATCAACGCCGAGGTGGCCGAAGCATTCCGGACATTGCTTCGGGGCTGCGATATCTGCTCCAGGGCGACGCGGGCAATGCACTGGTCGCACCACGCGTCTGCCCCATATTCGGCGTCCCGGACGCGGCCAGCGTTCACGCAGTTGGACTCGCCCGTGTAGGTCGAACAGTGCTCACCCGCAATGAGGTACAGAGCTTCATCTAGGGCGGCGTAGGTCCGCTGCAAGTGGAACAAGACCCCACCTAGCCTGTTAGCCGCCTGCTCGACCTCACTGTTTGGTTCGGCGCCGTAGTAGATGTCATTGCGGAGGGAAACTGCCTCTGCCAAGAGTTCGTTGCGGTTCATGCGGCCATCTCCTTCGAGTGGCCGATGATGAGTAGGCCGGCGTATTCGGCGACCTGCGGCACTACCGCGTTTCCGAGGGCTCTAAGTCTGTCCACCCGGTTGGGAACCCCATCAGCCACTCGACCCACGGCGGGTTCAGTTGGCCAGGTCCCACCGCATTCGGGAGCTGACCAACGAAACCTTGGCCCTTCCAATCGCGAGCAGTCGGCGTCGGCCACGTATCGTGCCTGGCCATCGACTCCAATGATTCCCGCACCGCCGCGCCCGGGCTCGGAGACTGATTCGACCCATACGGTTTGGCTGTTGGGGTAGGCAATGCCGAGCCATCGATCGCGGCGGTGAGGGGCACCGAAGGCGGCAGCTGGTACGCAATCCCAGCGCAGGTCATACCCGACCTCGGCCAAGTCCCCGGCGACGACGTCAAGTCCTCGGCCAAGGATTGCTGCCACGTTCTCCAACAGGGCGTACCGCGGTCGTAGCTCGCGAATGGCGTGGGCGAAGAAGGTCCAGAGGGACGAACGCTCCCCTTCGATGATCCCCGCCCGCTTCCCCGCGTTACTGATGTCCTGGCAAGGGAATCCACCGCAAACAACGTCAACTCCGGGTCTGGGCTGTCCTCGCCACCATTCGACAGCGGTTCTGACGTCGTCATGCCTCGGTACCTCCGGCCAATGCTTCGCCAACACGCGCTGGCAGTACGGGTCGATCTCCACTTGGCCGACGACGGTCATCCCGGCCCGCTCCAAACCGAGCTCGAAACCGCCGATTCCCGAAAACAGCGAGAGGACGTTCACCGGTACCACTTCCAGTGACGGAACCGGCGGCAGGAACAAAGACAACACTCAGCGAGGACATGCCCAGTCCCGTGCTCATGGGCGGTCCGACCGTGCCCGCATTTTTTGCAGGGCTTCACTACCGTGGAAGGGACCACCAAAACCGGCGCCGAAGTGGTCATGCGACACGCGCCAACGGTGCGGCGAGGTCCAAGACCAGCCAGGACTTGTCCGGGTTCTCATCGCAGTCCAAGCCTTCGACGCGGATGCCGTCGAGGTCGGCGCTGTAGCGGTGGTGGTAGTGCCCGTGGATGAGGATGTCCGGGTCGTGGGTCGTCGCGAGTTCCGTGATCCACCGCCGGTTCGCGGAGCTGATCTCATCGCCCTTGTAGCCGGGGTTGATGATCGGGCAAGTGCCCTCAGGGGCGTCGTGGGTGAGCAGGACATCGACCACGGTGGCTTCGAGTGCGCGTTCCTGCTCGAGTCGCGTCGGGAGTTCCTGCGGCCACCACGACGAGCCCTCGACACGCCACTGCTTGTCGATCGAGTAGCCACCACCGAACGCCATGAACCGGACGCCGTCCCACTCCCACGTGCACCCGCGCGGCAGGTACGTCAGGCCGTTCGCCATCAGGACCGGCACCGGTGATGCCATGTCCACCGCGTCTTCAAGGGCGTCGAAGTTCTCGTGGTTCCCGTCCAGCCAGTACCAGGCGATCCCGGCCTTCGCAGACAACTCGGCGACCTCATCGTCGAAGTCCGACATGTGCGGCCAGTAGCCGAAGTCCCCTAGCTGCACGATCCGGTCGCACCGTTCCCGGATAGCAACCGCGAGGAGCCGGCGAACGTGCGACAGGTTTCCGTGAACATCGCCTGCGAACAAGATTCGCGTCATTCGTCGCTCTCCTGGGGTTCGTTACGGGACCAGGTCATGCAACACGAGCCAACTTGCACGTCGCCTCGACCTCATCAGAAAGCCAATCCAGAACTGTCTTCAGACGAGGGGGATCGGCCACCGGCACTGGGCTGGCGTAGCCGCCGATAGACGACGACGTCGTGTAGGTGATGGTTCCGAGGTTGGTGTAGCCGGAGAAGCCGTTGAAGGACGGCATCAGACCGGCTCCTTGACCTTGGCTGGCGCTCCGACCCGGCCACTGAGGCTCGCGTTGATGTTCGGGAGACGCTCAAGGATCTTGCCGAGGATGCCGTCGATCCGCTCGACCTCGCCCTGCAAGTGCTTGCGCTGGAACTCCATCTCGGCGGCGAAACGCTCCTTGTCTGCCGTCAAGTTTCCTTCGCGGACCTCGAGCTTGGTTTCTCGCTTCGCGTTCTCAACCTCGTGTTCCTGCTTCGTCTTCAGCAGCCCGACCTTGTGTTCGGTTTCCCGGATCTTGCGGTCGTTATCCTCGACGAGCTTCGCCTTCTCGATCTCCAGATCGGTGATCGTTCGCCGCAGGGTGTTCACCTGATCGGCGAGGCGGAGGGCGCTGCTCGCGTCGTCACGTTCCTTCCGCAGAGCCCGAACCTCTGACTTCAGGTCGGCGAGTTCGTCGGCGAGACGCTCCCGCTCAGAGGTCTCTCGTTCCTTCGTCGCGGCAAGCTTCACAGCGTCTCCATTCCTTGATCAGTTGATGTTTGGGGTTCGTTACGGGCTAGAGCGGCCAGAGCTTCTTTCGCTTTTTCCATCGCCTCAGACCTCGCCCTGTCCCTCGCTGGGATGTCTTCCTCACGGATATCCCGCGATCGTTGCAACGGCGACCTAGAGCCACTACGAGGCCACCAGTTACCGTTCTCCGCAAGACGTCCCGGACGTTCCGTGTCCTTATCCGACCAGCACGCCGCCGCCGCCAACTTCACGTCAAACAGCGACACCGACGACAGGGCCACATCCGACAGCGCGCGGGCAATCGACTCCGGGTCCCAACCGTCACGAGGGTTGTCATCCCGGTCCCGGCCGAACAGCCACACCGCACCCGACACGAGCTTCGCGACCTCCGCCGCATCCGACGCGTTCACCGAGGACTCCTGCACAGGACGCATTCCCGGTAGGTCACACGCTGGCCTGCCTCATCAACGTGAAGTCCGAGGCCCTCGTCCCAGTCGTCGAGTAGTGCCATCCCGGCCGCTCGACGCAGGTTCATCAACCGGTCAGCCCAGGACCGACTCTGGTAGTCGAGCGCCTTGACCGCGTTGTTCACCCAGTCCCGGGCTAGGCCACCCGGCAACGTCTCGTGGTAGTACGCCCGGAGTTCGTCGACGCTCAGATCGCCGTTCACCGCGCATCCCCACTTGCGCTTGCCCGCTTCGCCTTCTGCTTTTCGACGTACCGCCGCTGTCCCGCCCGTTGGCACACCAAGCAACGCCGGTAGCCATCCTTCGTCCAGAAGGTGTTCGCCTCGGTCATCGCGTGGCCTTTGGTGCATTCAGGCTTGCGGGGCGACGGCCGCTTGTTCGCGTTCTGCTGGCTCCACGTAGCCCAGCGCACGTTCCCTGGCTCGTAGTTGCCGTCGTTGTCGATGCGGTCGATGGAGTGAGCGAGGCTGGGGCGTGGCCCCATGTACGCCAGGAATGCGTCGAAAGAGGCCTGCCACTCCGCGCATACCGTGATCCCGCGCCCGCCGTACCTCTCCCACCCAAGGTCTTTCGGATTCAAGCATCGGCGCTTCATGGATGACCAGATCCGGTATTCGGTCTTGCTACTGCGCCAGCCGTGGAAGTTCTGCTCTAGGTAGTGGTCATGGCACACGCCCGCCTGCTCGCTTTGAACGGAACAGCTTGGCTCTGAACAAGTAGGTAGCCGAGGTCCACCACGCAGAGGGCGAGAGGCTTGGACCTCGCCGTTGTACCTCAGGCGCGTGTAGTGCCCGATACACAGTCCCCTAGTAGTCGGAACGCGCTCGCATCCTTCGACCGCGCATTCGTCAGCCACGCCCTGTCCTCCCTAGTAGGGAGGGAGCCGGTTCACGGTCAACCCCAAAGACCGCAGCAACGAGCGGATGGGTCAGGGGTCGGGTTTGATCTTCGCGGCGCAGCTCGGTTTTCCCCAAAGAACGCGAGCACAGCGCGGCGTTCATTCGCCGACCGCCTGTAGGTAGTTCTTGTCTCTGTCCGAAGGACTAGAGACAGTGGATTGGAGTGGATTGGATAGGACACCGTTTGTCACAGGTTCCGTCACGGATTCCGTAACGCGTGACTCACGGTGTTTACGCTGCCGTTCCTTCGACGCGTTACGTCGCTTTGTGACGTCGGCCTTGGATGGGTTCCAGTCCAAGAAGTCATGGATCTCGAATCCATCGGGACTCGTGTGCCAAACCCCGGCGCCGAGCAGCTCTGTTAGTGCCTTCGACGTGTACCCGACGAGACGGGCCGCCCGAGAAGCAACCACCTTGCCGTCAGTCTGGTGCTTCGCGCAGTAGCACAGGCCAGAGACGTGGAGGCGGAACGCTTTGTCCGAGAGAGCTTCCACCTTCGGGTGATCGGCGAAGTTGTCATCGACTGTGAGCCAGGTCATGAGAGCTTCGCCCCTTTCCGCAGATTGCAACGAGAGTGGGCGACCTGAAGGTTGTCTAGGTCATCAGTCCCCCCGTGTTTGACAGGGTGGATGTGGTCGATGTGGACATCAGTTGGTTCCACCGCGCCGCCGCAAAGACGACATCTGTGGCCGTCGCGTGCGATGACAGCCGAACGAACAACCGAGGAGAGGGATCGACTCTCCCCAGGGTTACGGCCTCGCCGCCAGTGCCACTCGTACCAGGCCCGGCTTTCGATCCAGGCGATCGGCTGGTAGCCGGGGCCCATGGCTAGCCATCGCTCGGGAGGATGCGGGAGCGCAGCGAGACGATCGATCTCCGCGCGCATGTCTACGGGGAACCCCTCCAACGGAAATGCCTGCTTTTGCCGGAGCGATGGACTCATCAGACGGCCACCGTGTAGCGCGTCGACTTGATGCCGGTGGTCCGCTCAAGGTCGGCCGATCCGCGGCCAGATTGCTTCCAGCGGCGCGCTATCTCTGCCCTCTCGTTCTTTGTGAGTCGTACGGTTTTGTCGCCCCGCATCCGGCGTTCGATCGCGACCTCATCGAAGTGGGTCAACGATCGGACGAGGTCGGCTCGGCGCTGCTCCACGACCGTCAACGGGACCGGTGGGGAACATCGTTCGGTCCAGCGCAGCAGGGTGCGGACGGGCTTGGACACGTCCACCATCGCCGCCAGGGCAACGGCGATCGCCGCAAGGTCAGGCCGGGTGAGGATCTCGGCGACTGTCCGGCTGTCAAAGTCCCGGACCGCACAGGCCAGTGACGTTGCTGCCTCGATCGCTTCTGGTGGCAGGAAATCCCCGTAGTCCTCCCACGACACGGCGGCGGTCACGCGACGTCCCCGCGGTGGCCGTTGCGGTCCTCGGAGTAGCCGTTCGCCTTCGCCCACATCGGATGTTCAGTGACATAGGCGTGATGCTCGGCGCACAAAGCGAGCCAGTGGGCGTCGTCGAGGAGGTCGGCGCCGACCCGGCCGCGCATGTGGTGCAACTGCAACGGCGGGCCGATGCCGCACCAGGCGCATACCTGGCCGTCGAGCCACACCGGGCGGCGCTTCGCCAGTTTTCGTTCCTCAGCAGCGCGGCTCGGTGTGTTCTTACGGAGTGACCTGCGGGAGGTGAGGGCGCCAACAGGGCTAAGACGGGCCTTCCCCGACCCCAGACGTCGCTCTACTGATCCCACCTCCCGCAGGGGCTTGGAGGAACGCAACGGGGTTATGCGAGGCGGCATAGGTGAGCGCTTCACGCGACCACATCGCCGAAGTCGAGGACGTCCTGCGCTAGGCGCTTCGCCGCGATCTCGCAGTACCGTTCGTCGATCTCCACGCCGATCGCTCTGCGGCCCTGGAGCTTTGCCGCTACGAGAGTGCTACCCGACCCCGCGAATGGGTCCGCTATAGCGCCGTCAGGGGCCGGGAAGATGAGTGCCTGAAGCAGCGCGACGGGTTTCGCGTGGGGGTGATCCCCATTCGCGTAGGCGTTCAGGCTGCCTCGGGTGCGTAGGACCGCGCTGCGTTGCGCGGGGCCTTGCGGCCAGTCGCCGAGTAGGTAGATCGGTTCCCAGTCGCGGCGCCACCCGCCGACCGAACCGAAAATCCCCGCGTCGGGCGGCTTCGCCCAGACGAGAGTTTGTTTCGTGCCCCTCGGACGTTCTGCGGTGGGACTGCCGAACACCATCGACGGCTTAGCTCCGAACGCTTTCAGGACGTGATCTCGGGCCGCGGTGTCCGCGTCGTTAGCGATCCCAAGGTGTTCCCGTCCCCCGTTGTACGCGGGCAGTGTCCAGCCGATCCCGTACGGCGGGTCGGTGACTAGAACATCGGCCGTCAGCCATTCGGTGACCTCCCGGCAGTCCCCGAGGAACAGCGTCACGTGATCGTCGGTGTAGTACGGGGCGGTCACTCCTCACCTGCTAGGAATGTGAGAGCCCGCTGACCGGCAGGACTAGACAGGGCGGAACGGCCGAACTTCTCGGTGACCTCGACGCACAAGTCCCCGAGGATTTGCCGTGCCGCAGTCGCTTCGGCGGCGAACTCCTCCGCGAACTGGCGGGCACTCAGAGCCCGCGCGCACGCGTCCATGTACAGGTCGTTGGACTTCGTCAGAAGGTCCCGGCGTAGCCGCTCCCCGCTCTCCGAGACGATCCGGCGGGTGGTCGTCAGGTCGAACACTTCACCCGTCGCAGGGTCGATCGCCCACGCCGGATAGAACATCTCCTCCCGGCTCATAACAGCGGCGCCTGTTCACCCTGGGCGGCTTTCTCCGCCACCAGGTCATCGAGGTATAGGCCCAGTTCGTCCTCGCCCGCGCCCGCAAGCGGGGTGTTGTAGCGGCGGGTGTAGTCCTCCTCGGCGGTCTGCTTGTCGTGGATACCAATGGCCTGCTGCGCCTGCCACACGCGGCGTTTCAACGACGTCAGCGGGGACACTGCCTCGATCGCCCCAGGGCCGTGCGACACGGCGCGTTCATGCGTTGTGGTGTCAGGGTCCGGTTCGTCAGTGGGGATGCAGAGGGCTTGCAGGATCGCGGTCCGGTACGCCACCGACATCGCCTTGCTCACGGCTTTGTCGCCGCTGTCTGCTGCCTGCCCTGCCGCCGCAACGGCGATGGTGTCCCCGGCCGGACCGTGGATCGTGTAGTCGACGATCACGGTCACGCCATCCATCAGCGACCCCTTGGCGGTCGTGTACCGCTCGTGTTCCACCGACACCACATGCGATGGGGTGAACACAACGCCGTGCTTCCGCAAGGCAGGGCCGACCGCTTGAACGACTGCGTCAACGCCTCGGAAGTTGAACCGCACCGGGCCTTCGGTGACCCGCTGGTCCTTCCCGACGGCCTGAACCATCTCCATGACAGCGGCAAGTGCTTCTGTGACAGTTGGCTTATCGCTCACTCGACACCTGCCACGGCAGCGAAGTGGGCGTAGTCGATAGCAGCGATCTGAGCCTTCTCCGTGAACTCGCACATGCACGCGTCGCAGGAACCGGCGCCGATACCCGGCCCGGTGTGCAGGGAGTGGTCGTCGCGGCACCGGCCGGAAACGTCGGCGTTGTCCGGGTCGGTCACGTCCCGCATGACGTCGACGAGTTTCAGGAACGCTGCTGCCGCTTCCTGCCGTTCCTGTGACGTACTCACGAGACACCGAGTTCTGGGAGCTTGGGAACAGACGGGGCACCACGAGCACCCCGCACCGTGATCGTGTGGGTGCCGTTACTCGACGCATTGACGTAGCTCTGGTAGCAGGAACCGGCGGTGATCAGGACGTAGTTGTCCGTGATCTCGCAGCTATCGGATTCGCCCGTCGCCAGGTCCGTTACGACAACACGAATCTGCGCGCTCATTGTCCGAGTCCTATGTAGGTGCAGACGACGAAGAAAACGGCTGAGACGGTGATGAGGAGGGCGGCGCCCCGGTTGGTCAACCGGAGACCGTGGTGACGGGAGACGGGCTGGACGTAAACCGGTCCGTCTCCCGTCCGGCCCTGGCCGGGAGCGAGCTGCTTGCCGGCAGCATTCCTCGAACCAGCCAAGTCTCGATCCCACAACTCGCTGTGACTCATAGCTCCACGTCGCCATCTGCGATAGCCGCGAGCGAGCGCAGCGCACCGCCGCGGGTGTTGTCGTCCTCCGGTGCGTAAAGGGTTGGCCCGACCCGCTTCCAACGATTACCGCGCGCGACCTCGACATAGGCACCGACGAGATTCGGACCTTCGGAGAACAAAGGGAACCCGGAGGTGAACACGATCCGGGCCGGTCCCTGCTGGACGGCCTCGCACAATTCCTTAATCGGGCTCTCGCTCATGGGGTTGTCGCCACCCACACTGCGACCGCACAGGAAACGACCGCGGCGATAAGGAGACTGATCGTGAGGGCTGTCGGGCCGTTGGCGGTCAGGTACCCGACGACGACGCCGACAGCGAACACACCGCAGAGCACCGCGAGGCCGCTCACGCCGACACCGAGATCAGCCGGTCGAACAGGTCTATGGCGGACTGCTGAAGCTCAGCGACGGTAGGGGCGAGAGCGGCCCAAGCAGCGGCCCAAGCAGCGTCCCCAGCAGCGTCCCCAGCAGCGGCCCCAGCAGCGGCCCGAGCAGCGTCCCGAGCAGCGTCCCGAGCAGCGGCCCCAGCAGCGGCCCGAGCAGCGGCCCAAGCAGCGTCCCCAGCAGCGTCCCAAGCAGCGGCCCGAGCAGCGGCCCCAGCAGCGTCCCCAGCAGCGTCCCAAGCAGCGGCCCCAGCAGCGGCCCGAGCAGCGGCCCGAGCAGCGGCCCCAGCAGCGGCCCAAGCAGCGTCCCCAGCAGCGTCCCAAGCAGCGGCCCGAGCAGCGGCCGAGTGGGTTGCTGCGTCGCGGACCATGTCGCCCACTGCCGCAGCGGCTTCCAGCGTGTCGATCGGCTTCAACCCCGCCAGCGCGTCGGCATCGGGCACGAGCGCGGGAACGAGCCGTAGCCACGTTGGGGTGTAGACGCGGATCAGCCAGTCCAACGCCATGTAGCCGCGGCGCTCATCCAAGACCGGATTTCCAGCAGTGCCGATCAGCCGGGGCGCGAAGGGAACAAGTTGCTGCCGCAGATCATCAGGTAGGGCGTCGTTGAGCCGCTGCCCGTACGTCGCCAAGACGGAGGCGACGCATTCCGGTCGGTCCGACCACGGCTCGCCCGCCATCCACCCGGCGAGTTCAAGGAGACATGCTCCTTCCTCGAACCGGGAGTGCCCGCCGGTGTCGAGTTGCAAGTTCTGGGGGATGTCGTGGACAACGGTCACAGCGAAACTCCTAGCGGGATAAGGGGTGCGGGGGTGTGGTCGATGAGCCGGACGAGTACGGACCTGAACGCCTGGTGTGTCTCCAGGACGGCGAGGGCGTTCGCCGCGGTGCCGTCCTCCGCGCACGCCAGGACCGCTGCTGTCGCCGCCTCAAACTTTTGGTTGAGCCACGCCGCCTGCGATTCGGTGATCACCTGTCCCGCCTCCCGTCGAATCCGAAACGGTCGGTGCGGGTGCGGTTCAGGCGGCGTTCCACCCAGCCACGAACCCGGACCTGCAGCGACACAGCGGTCCAGGTGCGGTCCTGGCAGCACGGGCATGACCGCACCACCGGAATGTCCAAGGCCCTCACCGGACGCGACCCTGCGCGGCAGCCGTTACCGTCACAGTCACCTGCGGTGCGGGGACGGAATGCGGCGCCTCCCACCTGTTACACAGGCCGGGACCGTTCGCGTCTGCGCATCCGCGCTCCGTCATCCAAAAGAGCGTTGCCCCGCTCCAAACAACGAGAGCTACCAGTAGGCCCATGACGATTGCGAGTGCCCATCCCCGGCCACTCACGGAGTCACAACCATCACCGCGAAGGAGACGGCGGACATCGCGACGATGGCAAGGAACACGAACGTCTCGGCGGTCATCCGAGACCGTCTTCCTTGAACCAAGGCGCGAGTTTCACGTTCCGGCCACGGCCAGCGTTGATGACGTCAACAGCGGATGCGGCGACGCACTGCGCGACCTGGTTACCGGTGCGCTCGCGAAGACGGAACGCCTTGTTCAGCAAACCGCCTACGCCGCCGTGCATCCCGCCGAGTTTCGACACGGCCAGGTCATCCGGCAGCGCGCCGTTGTACCGCTGACACAGCAGGCCGATCCCGGCGATGACATCGGCTTCGAGACCAGCGTCGCCGTAGGCGTCGCGGATGATCCGTAGGGAACGACCGAGGGTCGCCGCCCCGGCCTGCTGGTAGACCTTGCGGAGCGTCCCCACAGCGGACACGCAACCTTCGCCCTGCGAGCGGGACACTTTCAGTCCTTGCGCGCGGACGACACGGTCGATGTCTGTTTCGGTTTCCCGCTCGGCGGTGATGCCAATGCGGAACTTGTCGAACGCGGAGATAGCGCGCCGCTCGTCACGGCGAAGGAACAGCTCGGCTTCTTCGGCTTCGCTGAGTCCCTCAAGGAGGTCGCATTGGACCTGCTGATCGCCCCAGCCGATCATCTTCATCGCTTCGATACGGTGCTGCCCGTCGATGATGAAGTACTGACCGCCATCCCGGAGGTTCACCAGCGGGTAGCCGAGAGATTCCAAGTCGAAGTTCGCGGCGATCTTCGCAGCGTCGGAAGGGCGGAACTCACGCTGCGCCCGGTCGGAAACTCGAAGTAACGCGATGGGCACCCATTTCAGATGCGCCACCCTCGCCTTCTTGTTGGTAGATTCAGTCATGGGTCAGTTCCCTTTCCAGTCGGGTCTTGAGCCTCCGAAGGGCATTGATCGACTCGCCGAGGGAACTGGCCCACTCGTTGAGCTTGGAGCGGTCTAAAGCGGCGAAGTCGACCTCATCGAGCAAGCTGTCGATGACGATGTTCGAGGCATCCATAACGGTCGCGTTGATAACCCGGTCGGGGTCGATACGCCTGGTACCGCGGAGTAGTTGGTGGCGCTGGCTCTTGGACTTCGCGGGCTCGCCTTTGAGCTTCCTGACGACGTTTGCGCGTGAGAGGTTCCCGTCGTCCTTCGCCTCAGTTACCGCCGAGTCGAACTGTTCGTCGGATATCTCGTCCGTCAGGTCGTAGTAGTCGCTGAGCACGCTCTGGTCCAGCCCGGCAGCGTCGGCGGGGCTGACCTTGTTGTCGGCGGCAACAAGGTCCCTGGAGTTCACTCCGTGTTGACGTGCATCATCAAGAGACCGGATCTCGCCGCGTTCTTGCCCAGCACGGATCGCGACCCCCACACCCCGCTCGGCGCGCCGGACCATTTCGAGTGCGTCGAGTTGGATCTCCTTGGACAGATTGAGTTGCCGGGTTGTCTCTGCGACGGTCGCGACCCAAGCCCGGAACTCCGACACCGTCTGCGGCTGCGTCGCTTCCATCGCATGAGCGAGCCAGGACCGGGCCTCGCCGAGCATCTTCGTGACCGCGATCTCGCGGTCCTGCGGCGCGAGCTGGTCAAGCGCGGCGATGTTCGCCACTGGCACCAGTTCGCCGGTACTCTGGGTCACGTCGTTCCTCTCGGTTAGGAATGGCTTGGCTCGTCGGCCCCGTCTCTCGCAACAGAGGCGGGGCTTCGCCGTTACGGGGACCGCGGGGCAGGATTCATGCGCTGGCGAATCAGGTCGCGCCAAAGGAGATCTGAGGGCAGCTCGTTCACGCCGACCCCTCCGGTGCCCTGAACGCCCAGTTCAGGCAGAGCGCGGCGACGGCCAGCCCGGCTGCTAGTCCGGTGATGAAACCGGCAAGACGGATCACGAAGCACTCGCAAGGTCAGCGAGGAGACGCTTCCGGCCAGCCCGCAGGCGGCGCAGGTAGGCGTTCTCACAAGTGCGGCACTTCCGGTGCCCGGTCTTCGTCGGCTTCACGTTCTCCGGCGTCCACTCGTGGCCGTTGCGGCAGTGCGTCGAGGCGGGCAACGCTTGGACGAAGTCCCGTGCGCGCTCGTTGTTCAAAGCGGCACTGACGGGCTCAAGGTGAGTGACGTTCACACACGCCCGGTTCCGGCACAGGTGATCAAGGTGTTCGGCGACGATCGGGCCGTTCAACCACTCCCACACCCGGCGGTGAGCGGTTGTCACACCCCCGCGGCCGTTCCCTGCTTGGCCGTAGCCGCTGGGCATCCGGCACCCGGACCACTCGATGCAGTCATCGACGCCCTGGGCTTGGATCGCCCGGTACAGCGGCCCCCCGCGGCGCATCAGGACGCGGCCTTGGTGCCCGAAGCGCGGATCTGGTCGATGACTGCCGGGTCGTACTTGTAGCGCCCGCTGGGCAGCTTCACAGCGTCGATGTCGCCCTGCGTCGCCCAGCGAGTGAGCGTTCGTACGCTGACACTGAGCCGTTCGGCTGCTTCCTTGGGTGCCAGTAGTGACGACATGCGTCAGTTCTACGCCATATGCCGAGTGGCGTCAAGCGTCAATTGTCGTGTCTTGACGTGGATCATGGTTTGGTGCACATTTGACGCATGACAGCAGATCCGGCGCAGCAGCCCTGGGTTATGACGGATGAGACGTTCGCCGCCCGGCTGGCCTTAGTGCGCAATCGAATGCAGTGGAACGCGAAGGAAGCGGCGCTCGCATGCAGCTTGCCGCCCAGTAGTTGGCTGAACTGGGAGGAAGGCATGATGCCGCGCAACCTGAAAGAGGTCGCCTGGGACATCAGCCAGCGGACCGGCTGCGATTTCGGATGGCTCGCGATCGGCGTCCCGTCCGGCCCGGTAGACTCCCCTTTCAGTAACGCGCCGTTAGCTCAATTGGCAGAGCAGCTGACTCTTAATCAGCGGATTTCTGGGCCACTCCACTACGCCGACCGGGTTGTCCCCTTGCGCCGAGCGGCTTGATCCGTGTCCGTAGTCGTCCACGTCGCGTTCGGTAGTGCCACCCTTCAGCCCGTGCTGGGGATCGAAACCGAATGGGCAGGCGCAATCGATCTCTGGGTTAAGTGGCTGACCGCCGCGCAGCGCCCAGCGACGACGATCGGGCTGCGGGTGTACCAAATCCAGCGGTTCGCGTTAGATCACCCGGATGCCGACCCGTTCGGGCTGACCCTCGATGACCTCATCGGGTGGCTCGCCGCATTCGAGTGGAAGCCGCAGACCCGCCGTTCCTACCGATCCGCCCTTCGGGTGTTCTGCGCGTGGGCACACGCCACCGGCCGGGCCTCAGCGAACCCGGCAGCTCTACTACCGGCAGTCACCCCGCCGCGGGGGAAGCCACGTCCGGCACCCGACGACGTCCTCAGCCAGGCGATGACCGTCGCCACGGACCGGGTTCGGCTGATGCTGCGCCTCGCCGCCCACGCAGGTCTACGCCGCGCAGAGATAGCGGCCGTCCATCGCGATGACCTCGAACTCGACGCGGACGGCTACATGCTGCGCGTAGTCGGGAAAGGTGGGACGGTGCGGCTCGTGCCCGTCCTCGATGACCTCGCGATGGCGATCCGCATGTCTCCCACCGGGCCGATGTTCCCCGGCCGGATCGACGGCCACCTATCCCCCCGCCGAGTCGGCGAGCTGATGTCCGAAGCGCTCCCCGGACACTGGACCGCGCACACGCTGCGGCACCGCTTCGCGAGCAAGGCGTACGCCGCCGAACGCGACATCCTCACAGTCTCCGCCCTACTTGGGCATGCCTCCGTGACGACGACGCAGATCTACACCGCGATCCCGTCCGGGGCGTTACGCAACGCTGTCATCGCGGCAGCTTGACCATTCCTTGCCCGTACCTGTCTCTGATCCGTTAGCCTGCACTCCGAATCTAGGGGGAACCGTGAAGGCACTGGTAGCCGCGTTCGCGGCCGGGAGCTGCATCGCGCTCACAGCGTGCGGCCAGAACTCTGCGGCGAAGGCGACAGCACCCACGACGACCACGCCGAGTACGGCGACAGCCTCGACATCATCCACGCCAGCACCGACCGTGGACTACGCGGCACAGTACCTACGTCTCGTAGCCCCGCCCAACGCCGCCGCCGATGTGCTCGGGGACACGTTGGATGCTCTCGCTAAGCGCAAGGCGGGGAATGCTGCGTACATCCCGCCGTTCACGACCTACGCTGCCGCGCTACAGACATGGAACAACGTCCTGCTCCGATCGCCGTGGCCCGAAAAGGTACTGCCCGACGTGAAGGCGCTTGTTGGAGCGAACGCGGATGAGATCGCGGCGGTGAACAACTTGATCACGGCGGCGACTACGAATCGGGGCGACTTCCAAGGCTTGTTCAACGCCTGGGGCGCCGCAGGAACGAAGGGGTCCACCGCCGCCAACGTCGTCAGGGCCGATCTCGGTCTTCCCCCTCCCGGCAGTACTCCCTCGCCATCGGTATCGAGCGCCACGTAGGCCCGCTGAACGCCGACGCCGGCTAGTACGCCTCGCTGCATTGCCCGTCCCGTGGCGGGTGCGCCCACTGCCCGCCGCACCGGTTGCAGGTCCATAGCCGGTGCAAGCCATGTGCCCCGCAAGGGGTGGAGGTGCGGGTAAACCGGCGCGGACCCCAGACGTGACCGGCCGGGCACTCTGTCGGATCCAGTTCTTGGACGCCAGGGCCGTTCGGGGTGGGGATCAGCCCGAACGTCGGCACGTAGACCATGGCCCCGAGGGTAGAAGCAGGGTCGGACGCTCAAGCGACACCGAACTGTTACCGACTACCTACTTGCCGTCATACATCACTGATGTACGGTGTTCGCACGACCGAAGGTAGTGCCCCTGGCAGGATTCAAACCTGCGACCTTGCCGCTTCGAGACGGATGCTCTTTTCACTGAGCTACAGGGGCCCGGAGGTTTCGATCGACCGGGAACTTTCCACGGTGACCGGAAGAACGATTCCTCCGCCTTCGGTTCTACCATGCAAGGTCGGCGCAACTCGGGAGCTGCGCCACGTTTTGTTAACGAGTCGCGGCGCGCCGCTAACGGTCATAGGCGTGAAGCCCTCCGGATGCGACAGTGGATCAGGACTTCATCAGCCACGGAGGTTCCCCATGTCCGCGCCTGCCAACTCCCGCCACCGACGTACTCCACGAACCGATCTCGTCGGTGTCCGTCTGCGCCCTGAGGAAACCGAAGCGATCCGCGAAGCCGCGCTCCGTGAGGACTGCACCGTTCCGGAGATGATCCGTCGAGCGGTACGCCGCGAACTTCAGATCGCCTGACAACGCAGAAGAGCGCCCCCCACCCGAAGGTGAGGGGCGCTGCTGCATACCTGTAAGCCAGGGCTAGCTGTTGGTGACTGTTGGCTGGGCTGGGCGGACAGAGGTGACGGACGGGCCTGGCGGGTTGACGCCGGTCACCGATGGCGTCCGGCGGGTGACCGCTGTGACGGTGCCGCCGGACGATGATGTGACGGTTCCCTCGACGACGAAACCGATCTGAAGGGAAAGCGCGGCAGTTGATGGGGCCGTGACCGCACCGGAGACCGTCAGACCGACCGTGACCGGGAGTGCGCCAGCGGTCGGTTTGGCTGCCGTTCCGGCTGCCGCGATCCCGACCGTGACCGGAATTGCTGTGTCGCCGTAGCGGGTGACGAACCCGGTAGCGGTGAGCCCGACGCTCGTGGCGAGCGAGGTAGCCGAGTTCTTGGTGGCGGTGCCCGATGCTGTCAGCGCCACCGTTGCGCCAAGGGAAGACGACGCCGGTTTCGTCGCCTGTCCGGTGGCGGACAGCGCGACGGTGGTGTCTAGGGTTGCGGTGGTCGCACCTGCTGATGTAACCGTGCCAGCGACGGCGAGCCCGATGGTCGTCGCGAGTGTTGCGGTGGTGGGCTTCGACGCGTCGCCGGATGCAGCGAGGGTGACCGTCGTCGCGAGCGTATTGGCGTCCGACGTCTTCGTCGCCTGTCCGGTAACCGCCAGACCGACGGTCGTGGCAAGCGTCGCGTCGGTTGCCTTCGACGCCGTCCCGGTCGCCGCGAGCCCGACGGTTGTCGCCAAGGTTACGGTGGTCGGCTTGCTGGCGGTGCCGGTCGCGGACAGGGCGACTGTGATCGGGATGGACACGTCGCCGAGACGAGTCACCGAGGCGGCCGCGGACAAGGCGATCGTGGTGGCGAGCGACGCCGTGGATGACTTAGTGGCCTGTCCGGTGGCGGACAGCGCAACCGTTGTCGCGACCGTCGATGTGGTCGCCTTGTCCGCGGTCCCTGATGCCGACAGGCCCACGGTTGTCGCGAGGGTCGCTGTCGACGTCAACGTGCCAGCGGCCGGTGCGATGACGACCGTAGCGAACGTCCGGCCGGTGCCGGGGTTGCCGTCGGAGAACGTGACAGCACCCGGTGTTTGCGAGACCCCCGATCCGCCCGTGAGGACGCGGTACTCCGTCGTGCCCGTGTGGTAGATCGAGGGGATCGCGCCGCCACCCGCGAGGGTGTAGCTCGCACCGGCGGAGAACGTGACACCAGTGTGCCCGTTGCCGTTGCAACCAGCGGCGCCGATGACCATGCAGTCGTTGACGCTAGGCGTCCGCGCGGGCGGCGGAATCGTCGTCGCAGTGTTGTTATCAGAACCGATCGTGTTCTGGTTGATCGGGCTGGTCGCGTCCGCGCCGGTGATTTCGAGGATCTCGCCCGAGCACAGGTCGCCCGCCCCGGAGATCGTGAACGTGACTGTCGTTTCGCCGCCGGTGACGTTCGCCTGCGGCTTGTAGTAGGTCGCGAGCGCCGTACCGCTAGTGACTGCGGTGACGGTGTCGATGCGGGTCCAGCCGGTGGGGGTGGTGACCGTGAAGCTGCTGCCCTTCCACCGGATCGTGGCGTACAACAGACTGCCGGCGGTCGGCGCAGCCCACCCCGCACCGGAGTTGAACACGACCGATCCGGCGTTCCCTGAACCGGACCCGGCCTTTGCCCACTGAGCGACAGCGAGGACCACGACGCGCCTCCGCTGCTAGATCGGAAAGGGTTAGGCAGCGAGCGGTGTGGCGGTCGCGGTGACCGCAGTGAGCGAGAAGGTGTTCCCGGTGTTGAGGGTCTGTGATGCGGCAAGCGCAGCCGAACCGGCGAACGTACCTGCGGTGGACGCGGACCAGAACGAGACGTGCGTGACGATCTCGCCGTTCGTGCCCGCCCAGGACGTCCACGACGGCAACGTGCCGTTCCCCGCCTTGGAACCCGAAGCGGCGGACGCCCAGGCCAACGCCGGGCGGGTCGTCACCGACGACGCGTTCGACGTGCCGGCGGAACCGGGATCGCCGGTGTGGAGCTTCACGAAAGCCATCGGGGTCGCGATGGTGTCCAGCATCGTGTTCGCCATCGCAGCCGTGATTCCAGCGGTCATTCCTGGTTCTCCTTCTGTGCGTCACCTTCGGTGACTTGGCTTTCGATGACGAACGTGATCGCGGGCGCGATACCGACCGGTGGTTCCACCGGTTCGTCGGGGATGTACTCAGCCATCGCTGTTTCCTTTCGGGCATGCAGGAACGACGGCCCGGCTGTTGCCGTCCGTACGAGAGGGGGGGTTGGGTCTAGCTGCTGGCTAGATCTGCCAGAGCTTCCAGTAGCCGAGCTTCGCGCCATCCCCGAGGACGGGCGTGCGGCTGTTGAGGATCGCCAGGTTGAACGCGAGGTCGTACGTCAGGTCCGGCGTCTCATTCATCACGCCTTCGGTGTACAGCTTCCCGTCTGCGTAAGGCGACATTTTGCCGCCCTTCATCGTGAACAGCACCCGCACCCAGCGGTTCCCGACGTCCGCCGGACCCCACCCGGCGGGGTGACCGGGGTAGTTCCCGTAGTTCGGGGACTTGTGGTAGTTGTCGGTGTAGTCGCCGTTCTCCCACTTTTCGATGACGTCGAGTTCGCGGTACGGCCCAGACCAGTTCCGGTTTCCCCAGCCCCACAGTGCGGGCCACAGGCCGACGCCATCGGCCATCCACACCATCGCTTCGAGCGCCGTGTTGTCGCCCCACGGGATGTCGAACCAGTTGACGCACCCGGACTGGTAGCCGAGGTTGCCCCCGCTGGTGTTCTTCGCCGCGGACAGGATCAACTCGCCGTTCTGGATGCGGACCTGCGACGGCGCGAAGCAGGCGTTCTCCCCGCCACCATCCGACGTCGGTCCGTTGAACGGCCCGGACACCCCGGTGTCTTTCGGCCCGCCGCGGCTGCGGTTCGGCGATGCGTTCGCCGGAAGCGCCCCGCTTGCAGCGGTCCAGCTCGTCAAAAGTTTCGCGGTCCCGCTGTAGCCGAGCGGTGCCGTGTCGGTCCATCCAGTCTGCGCGGAACCCCCACCAGTCGGAGGCACTACGACCGGTGCGGTCGGATCGCTGGTCTGGGTCGACGGGCCACCAGCTGGGTTCGGGATGTACCAAACCCCGGAGGCATTGACGAAGTAGCACACACCCGCCTTCGCATACAGCTTGGAGACGGTCGAGGTCGCTCCGTTGACGGTGCCGTTGATCGCGATCTGCCCGTTGACGATCGTCCACACGACCCCGTTCTTGTCGGTCACTGAGCTCGCATACCCGTCCGGTGTCACCGTTATGACAGGCGGCACGACAACGGGCGGTAGGACCGGGTCGGGTTGGATCGCGAACACCGCCGACTGCGCCGCTGTCGCGTCCGCGACGGCCTGCGACTGGGCGTCTTCCGCGTCCTGCATTTTCAACGCTGCCGCCTGCGCGGACGCCTTAGCCTTCGCGACCGCCGCCACAGCAGCCGACTTTTGCGCGTCGAAGGCCATGGTCAGTTCCCCCCGGGTGCGGCGTGTTTACCCTGCGGGCCGGGATCGAGAGGGACGAGCGGAACACCCGCAGACGTCTGCGGCTTCGACAGCGGCGTGACCGTGAACCGCGTGACCGCAAGCACAACAGCGAACGCGAGCGCGGAGATGGTGTCGAAATCGGCCCCGTGTCGAAGACCCGCATACACGCCGTAGACGGCGGTCAGGAGCGCGAAGATCGCGACCTTCTCCCGCTCCGCCCACTTCGCCGCGGCGACAATCGCGGCGCCGATCTTCCTGAGCGTCGTCACTTCGCGGCGTCCGCGACGAGCAGAGCGTGTTCCGCGTCGGAGATCGGACCGGCCGAGACCGCGCCGCCCCGCGCCCACGCTTCTGTGTCTCTCGGGGTGGGCAAGTGGTGGTAGCCGCCGTTGTAGAGCACCCACTGCCCGCCTGCGGCGTCGAAGATGATCGGTTTCATGTCTTCGTCCTCCTGGACTGGGGGTGGCGGGGCTGGCGGATTGAGTGCTTGCGAGACGAGCTGCAGCACATGCGCTGCCGGAAAGTTCGGGCCGGGGTCGGTGTGCGTCGAAAGCTTGAACACCCGCGACACCTGCGCGTGCGTCGTATGGCCTGGTGTCTTCCGGTCGGCGAGTTGCGCGTCCGTCAGGAACCGAACCGGGATGACGCGAAGTTCAGGCTTCGACGCGACCCACACGGCCGCGCGCCGCAACGTCGCCTCCGACGCGGGCGACGCCCATTCTGCGGCCGACTGTCGGGCGTACCCGGCCAACTCGATGCCGCAGCCGTCAGCGTTCGCGCCCGGCGCGTGCCAGGCAGTGTCCTGCAGCTTCACGCACTCGACCTCGGAGTCGAGGTCCACGCACACATGTGCTGAGGACTTTCGGCCGTTCGGGTCGGCGAAGTTCCGGGCGACGTTCTCGGCGGCCGTCGCGCCGTTCACGACCTCCATGTCATGCCAGACGATCAGCCGCAGTGGCCTTTGCCGACCGCGGTAGTAGTGCGGCGACTGGATGAACGCGGCCATCAGGTCTCCTATTTGGGAATGGCCGGGCAGACGAGCAGCGCCTGGTGATACGGCTCGTACTGGGCGACCCGCTTCGCCTTCTCCTCGGGCGTGAGGACTTTCGATTCCTTCGTGCCCTGGATGATCAGGTCGACGATGCCGTTAATGAACGCGATCGGTTTGTTGTTCTGCTCGCACTGGATCGCGAGGCCCCGCAGTGCCTTGAGGTTGTCCTCACGGTTCTGCGCGGCGATCTGGTCGATGTGCGCGGAGAGCCTCTGCACCTCCGCGAGGGAGCGCTTGGATTCCGCAGCCGAGTTATCGATGCGGACACCCCAGATCACCATCACCGTGACCATCACCGCGCTGATGCACAGCAGCGGCTTGTCGAGGAAGTCCGGTTTGGTGCGCAGCCACCACCGCCACACGCGGCGGGTCACACCCACGGCGTCGGCCACACGAGTTGGCAGGTGATCACGCAAGCCGCCGAGAACAGCAGGTAGATGGCGCGCGCATGCCGCCGGGATCTACCGGTCATTGCGGTCCTTGAGGAACCCGAGGGTAAGACCCATACAGGCAGCGCAGAATGCAATGACAGCAGCACTAGGAGGTCGAACAAGAACCGTTTCATACACAACCCCGATCAGCCCGAGGGTGAAAAGAAGGTTTGATCTGGTCAGGAACCGTTTCACTGGTCATCGGCTGTTCCGGTGCGCACGCGCACGGCGCACCTCCCCGATCACGTTGAACTTCAAGCCCCGAGGAAAATGCCGGTGAGGGTCACGATGGTGGTCGCTGTGTTCAACGCCACGCCCGACGACTGATAGGCCTTGACCTGCACCGTGTTCCCGGCCGCGAGGCGGGTTTGCAACGTCAAGTTGCATGGGGCGGTGGTCAGCGGTGAGCCGACCGTGTACAGCGGCGTGTAGGCGTCGGTGATCGTGCCGGTGGAAACGATGTGCAGGAACCTTCCGCCTGCACCGCTCGCAGCCCACTGGTGGCACGCAACGAACAGGTAGTCGCCGGGGGTGACGCAGGTGAAGATGCCCGTGCCGGTCGCGTACGCCCCGTCCAAATCCCGGTCGACCGTGTTGTACAGGACGGTCGCTTCGACTGAGTCCGTGAACGACTGTGTGGTGGAGCGGTGCACGATCAGGCACGGTTTGCGTCCGGCCGCGCCGCCGAGCATGAACAGGTAGTGCGCGGCGGTGAGTTTCGTGCCGGTCGTCGCGGTCGGGATCGTCGCCACGCTGCGTCACCCTTTCAGGTTGTTCGGGTAGCAGGGGGCGGGGGTTTGTGTCACGCTTCGTGCATGAACAAGCTTGGGGTGGGAGTAGTCGGGCTGGCCCTGGTAGCGGGGGTCGGCGTCGGGGTGGGCTTCGCGGTGGCCGGGGGCGGGGGTTCGGGCGGGCCGGTGAACGTGCGCGTCGTTGACGAAACGTCCGACGTGCCAAGCGATGTGCCGTCAGAACCACCGGCCGAAACGCCGACGCCGAGCGCCGGGCCAACATCCGTGGCACCAGCTCCCGCGCCGACTCACTCGGTTGTGGTCACGAAGGCTGCGGTTGCTCCGTCAACCGCACCAGTAGCGGGAGCCACGGTCGGGGCAGTGCCCGGTGCCGGCACCGACGCCGAGGGCAATCAATGCCCGACGCTCGCCGATGGGACCACACATGTGACAGACGGGAAATGCTGGACCTATCCGAACAACCCACCGGCCTAGCGCAGGAACGTCACGAACGTGCTCAGCCGGGCCGTAGCCGACGCCGACGCGGCCCACGGGTTCCCGCCATTCGCGTTGACTTTGATCGTGGTGGTGAAGGTCGCACCTGCAGTAAGTCCGGTGAGCAACCGGACCTGATGGTTGTGTGCGGTCCCGACGAGCCCGGTCGGGGTCTGCTGACCGAACATGCCCGATGAGTAACCGCCATTGATCCCAATCAGGATCAAGATCAGGTCGTTGCCGGCAGTCGAGTTGAACGCGCACACGGTCCCGTGCGCGATGACCTGCGCCCGCGTGAACCCGTTCGGCACAGTGATCGTTGCAGAGGTCAGGACAACTCCTGCGGTTCCTGGTATCGCGAAGTTGGTTGTGAAGTCGTCGTGCTGGTCGGCCTGCGTGATCAGCGAGTCCAACGACGTCTGCTGGGTGTTCGTCTTCCCCGTGACGGCCTGCATTTGGTCTTCGAGTCGGGTGATGCGCTGCTCGAAATCACCGGGCATAAGTTCCTCATCTCAGATTGCGAACCTTGCGGCCAAAAAGACGTCTACGGCTTCGTTCGCGGCGTGGACCCGGGCGACAGTTGGGGCAACACCCCGTGCGGTAACAGTGAACGTCTGCGGGCTGGTGGACCCACCGGGGACCGTGACGGTGATCCGTTCCCCGTTCCAATCCAAATCCATCGAATAATCCCCACCGGCAGTGGAGAACGTCGGCCCCACATCAGTGGTCACGATCACCGTGCCGGTGCCCGTACCACCCACACACGTACCGCCAGTGACCCGCGCACCCTCAGATGCGAACCGGCCATACGTCGAATCGACGAAGTAGCCCTCCGATGGTGAGTCGGCAGGTGTCGCGTCCAAGAACACGCCGCACTGATCGACGCCGACCGTCAACGTGTAGCCCTGGACGTACTCGTCGATGTAGCTCACCCCGAAGTAACCGGAAGGGACGTTCGCGACCCGCACCCGCGACCCAACCAAAACCGCCCCGAACACGGTGGCGTACAGGTCGTTTTGGGCGGTCATCAAATCGACACCCAAACCTTCCAACCGGAGGTTGGGGGAGATCACCAGCAGCGCGTTCGCCAACCCGCCCGCCTGATCGGCGTTCGCCGACGCGGACGTCACCGACGTTGCCTTCACCGGGGCACCGGCCGTTTCCGCCGCGGTGTTGATCACGTTCACCGTGACTGTCGGTGCGGACACCGACACCCTTGTGGGGATGATGTCGATCCCGCGCCCCAACGACAGCCCGGCGGGGGCGTCATCGTCGGATTCCAACGTCACGGTGAACGCGACCGTGGTGGGCCGGGCGGCGTCCGGGAGACGAAGGGTCGGCACACCCGTCGACCCTTCGATCGACAGCGACCCTTGGATGGTGGTGACGAGCTTGTCCAACTCGGCCAGGATGTTCGACCCGACGGTGGAGGTGCGGATCACCAGCCGGTCATCCGACCCCTGCACCGTCGTGGACGGGGTCAGTGGACTGTAGGACGTCAACTCCAAGAAGCGTTCCTGCGCGCCAACCAGCTGGTTCTGCAGGGCGTAGGGGCGGTGGGATGTCGTCACGTCGTATTGCACGGCCAGCCCGGCGAAGGTGGTGCTCGGCGGGCAATACTGCGCCTGCGGATACCCCGAGTAGTAGTAGCCGCCCAAATGGCCGAGTACCTGCCCGGATGTCCAGGCGATCCCCGCGCCGTGCCCGAACGACACGTCGTCGATGTAGCAGTCCCAGTTCGACCCGTTCTTGATCAGCCGAATGTGGTGCGGCAGGCCGTCGTTCGCAACAACCGTAGTGGTGATGACCGGCCCCGGGCCGAAGATGAACACCAGATCGGTACCCGACACGGACATGCCGACGAGGACACCCAGCGCGAGACTGTCCAGCAGGTAGTAGGTGCCGTCCGTCGGGGCGGTGGACGTGACCCAAAACTCGATGGACTGCGCGCCCGTGTAGGTGAACTCGACGACCGGCCCGGACGAGAACGACGTTCCCGTTCCACCCGCTATCACCGGGGTTCCGGCGAACCCGCCGTCCATGTTGATGCCCTGCGGTGCACCGAAACTGTACGACGACCCGATCGGGCCAGGGATGACCGTTGCCGGCACATCACCCGCGTTGCCGGTGTTCGCCAACACCGTTGTGGAGGAGTTGCCGTCGTCGAACAGGAACAGGTCCACACCCAACGTGTCATTGTCGACCAAAGCCTGCTCGGCGTAGTCCGACTTCAACGGCCGGTTCGCATACACCCCGAGGAGGTCGGTGCATGCCACTTGCACCGCGGCGGTGTTCAACTCCCCCGCCAACTGCGGCTGCAACTTGGTGATCCACCCGATGAACGGCACATAGTCGACAGCAGATTTCGTCAACGTCTGCCGGACCCGCTTGTTCTCCACCACGTTCGGCCAGTACGGCCCCAACGGGTTGTTCGGCGTGTACGGCGGGATGCCGGAGCTGTTGGGGATGTTCTCCAACGTGAAGTTCATCGACCCCGGCTGCAAAGTGTCGAACTCGGTTGCCCGCCCCCGGTGCACTGTCACCGGCCCGCGCGCGTCGGTGGTGACGTCAGTCCACACCCCGGCGGTGAACTCGACTTCCGTCTTCGATGTGGGTAGGCCGGTAGCCATCAGACGGTCGCCAGGACACGCGTCTGGTAGCCCTGCGCTTTCGCCTGACCCGCGACCTTCTCCAACGCTGCCATGATCGAACGCGGATCACCCAGCGGTGCCTGGATCGTGTAGTTGTTCACGACCGTGACACCGCCGCTAGACGAGCCGACACCACCGCGGCCGATGAGCGCTGCGACACCAGCCTGCTGGTTGGGGTTGAGGACAACCTCACCACCATGAGCCAGGATCGGCACCGCAGCACCCACCCGGCCCGGGACAACCCCACCGTCAGCGAACGGATTGAGACTTCCGATGAACCCACCGGCCTTGCCTGCGGCGCCAGCGACCGCGCCGACCGCACCTTTCACCGCTCCGATAGCACCGGAAATCTTGTCGACGACCGGCTTGATGAGTTTCGACCAGACCCAGTCCACCACGGCGTAGATCGAGTTCCAGATGTCCGACCAGGCGTTGAAGAACCCTCGAGCGGCGGATTCGATGCCAGACCACATACCGGTGAAGAATCCGGCGATCTGCTTCCAGTGCCCGATGATCAGCAGTGGGATACCGAGGAACGGGAAGATTACGGCGATAGCTGCTGAGATGGCGGTGCCCCAGGTGCCACCGAGGAAGTCGGTGACCTGACTGAAGTGAGTGACGAGCAGGAAGATCCCAGCTGCGAGTAGGGCAACGGCTGCGATGATCGCGAGGATCGGCCAGGTAGCGGCAATAGTCGCCGCAGCAGCAGCGATCATATTGACGGTGTACGCGATCACGGCGACCACCAGCACCCCGCCAACAACCCCGGCTAGGATCTTCGCCTGCCCCGAGTGATCACGGAAATACGCGGTCACCTTCAGAGTAATGTCCGCGACCTCCGCCAGCGCCGGCAGCAGCGCCGTCGCCAATGACTGCGTGACATCCTCGTAGGCGCGTTTCGTCCGGGCGATCTGCCCCGGCATCGTCTCGCCGTACGCCTTCGCCGAGCCGCCGAACTCCTTGTTCAGCTCCCCGAGGATGATCTTCTGCGCGCCGATCGTGTCACCGGACTTGACCATCGCGGCGATCTGATCCTTCTGACCCTGCGTAAAAGACACGCCGACGCGGGTCAGTGCGGTGATGCCCTTGATCGGGTCGTTCAGCGCCTTACCGAGGACGATCGCCTTCTCCGACGCATCCCCACCCATACGGGCGGCCATGTCCGCCGCGGCCTTCGTCGTCTCATCGAAGATTTTGTCCGGGCCGACGTTACGGATGTTCGTGAACGTCAGCAGTAACTTCTCTGTAGCGACGATCGAGTCGTCGGTCTGACCCGAGTACGCCTGAATGTTCGACGCCAGGTCTTCCATGCCCTTCGCGGTCGTACCCGACACACCGCCGGTTGACTTCAACCCGGCGTTCAACTGGGCGAGGCCGGTCTGGTAGTCCGACACCTCACCGAAACCAGTCTTCAGTGCGAGCCCGACCGCAGCGATACCCGCGATGGTGGCGGCCTTACCGATCGTCGCGAGTTTCGACCCCGTCGTTTCGCCCTCTTGCCCAGCCCGTTTGAGCGCCGCGGAAAGCGTCTTATCGTCGCCGTAGAGGAGCGCGCGTAACGTCAGATCGGCCACGACACCCTCTCCCTGTTCAGGTTTTGCGGCTCGCCGTGTCCCACGCGTCCGCGCCGGCGGCGAAGATCAGCCAGTCCCCGTAGGTCATGTCCCACACGTTCATCGGGGTAATCCCCGGCCAGACGTGGCAGATCGTCAAGATGCGGCGGCGGACCGCTTCCCGGATGCTTTCGCTTTCGGCCGTGCGGTTTTCGGTTGGTGCCCGGCGCCCCGAACGGAACCCGCTCGGGGTCGGGGTTTTCCCGCTGCCTCCAACGGGATCACGTCACCCGGTTCCTCCTGGAACACCTCGGTGAACGGCAGGTCGATGACGTACTCCCAGGTCACCTGCTTGCCCGCGTTCCACAGTGCCAGCCAGATCGAGACGCCGGCGAGTTTCAGGCCCTCGCTCGACAGCGACCATTTCCGGGTAGCCGCAGGGTCCAAACGCTTCGCCATGTCGGCTAGGGCGTTCACCTCGTCGAGGGTCATCCCGATCTGCTCTTCGAGGGCCGACAGGAGCCTGATCGACACCTTCAACTTAGAAAGGTCGGCGACCGGATACGACACCCCCTCGACCACGATCTTCACTTCAGTGACCTCAGGGCTTCTTCCATCGCATCCGCGACCGCCTTCCTCACTTCGTCCTTGCGGGGTTCGATGACGTTCCGGAAGTACGGCCGGCCGAACTGGCTTGTCCACACGTCGAAGTTCCCGAACACCGGATGCCGCCAACGGCGGGTGCCGTCGTAGCCGCGGGCCATCAACCCAGATGACACGATCGTCACACCCGGCTTCGCCCCGGTGTTGATCTTCACCTTGACGTTCGCGGCGATGTTCTTCCGAAGCCCGGTGGACTTCGTGTTCGCCGCCGACTTGTACGTCGGGGGCTTGAGAACTTCGGCCTGGACGTCCTTGACGATCGCCTTCGTGACCTCGCGGATGTTCTTCCGCAGTGCCGTCTTCAGCTTCTTGTCGACCTGCGACGTTTTCCCGAACAACGCCCGGAACTGCGCGGTATCGACCCGGACCGAGACCGGCCCGGAACGGAGCGCCTCACCGGACATCAGAGAGCGGTATCGGCGGTGCGGATGACGAGCCAGATCGGTTGTGTCGCAACCCCGTTGTCCAGCACTTCGAAGTCGATCGACTGCAACGAAACCCCGTCTGAGATCGGGGGCAGTTCGCCGTCCAACTTGATCTCCGGGAGGACGATCTGCAGCCGTTCCGTACCCGTCGACAGGGCAACACCCGTATCGAAGTCGAGGAGCAAGGGCAGCGGGGTGTCCGCCATGAACGCGTCCCGTAACGTTGTCGCGTTGAACTCGACGGTGATATTCCCGGTGATCTTCCGCTTACCGACAGTCGGCGCGGATTTCTTCCCCCCGCCGCCGCCGTTGTTCCGGCCGAGGTCAAGGTTGTTGTCGACCTTCAAGTTGAAACTGCGAATGTTCGTGGTGGCCGTGCCACCGGACGCGAGCGCGGTCGTCGTCGGGGCGGTGACCGCACCACCCAAACCGACGGACCACTGCGCGAAGTGGAACAGCGAGACAGGTTCGGCCGGGTACGACGGGGTCGCGTACGCCGTGGCGGTGAGGACATCCCGGGCGTTCAGCGCACATTTGAGTGTCGCGATGTTCCCGTTAGGGCAGTCGATTTCGAAGCTGGGGATCACCACCCCGTTCGCGGTGTGCGCAACCAACGTCCCTGACGCATCAGCGGATGGCACCGTGTATTGCATCGTCGCGGACGGCATGTACATGGTGTTCTCGAGCGTGAACAACTGCTGGTAGGTAGCACCGGAAACGACGGTGCTCGCACCGTTACCGAACGCCAGCGCGAGCGTGGTCCCCAATCCTTTGCTCACAAGTTCCGTGTCGTACTGCCCGGAGCCGCTCACCAGTGGGGTGACCCGACGCCCGGATCGGGCAACGAGCGACCCGACACGCAAGCCCTGTCCCTGGACACGGGTCGGGTCGTACTTCATCCCCGATGAGTTCAGGAACTCATTCCACCTGTCGACAGTGACCGGAGTGCCGTAGGTCGCTTCGGCTTTCAGTCCCCACGAGTAGTCGGTGATCATCCCGGTTGCCACTATGCGTCACCCTTCTCGTCGGACTTGCTGGCCTTCGATACGACGGGCTTCACCAGGGCAAAGTTGCTCGTCTGTGCAAGCAGCCCCTCACCGAGGTCGTAGCCGTCTTCGCCTTCAACCCCCGAAGGCGGCCGCCCGGCGACGTCGTCCGGGACCTCGAAGTCCTCGCCCGCTTTCACGAAGACCCGAAGCTGCGGGATCTGCAGATCACCCAAGGGGGAAATGTTCTTCAGGACAGGCACAGTCGCTCCTAGGGGCGGGACTTGGAAAGGATCTTGACGGTGATCTCGCAGACCCGACCGGTGGCATTGCCGGTGGCCGGGTCGACTGCTACGGAGGGGACGTCGTCGTATTCGGAGATCCACGAGTCGTACGCCGCACCGCCGAGGCGGGCATTGAAAGCGGCCCGGAAGTAGTCGGACATTTGGCCGACCATCGCGTAGGCACGTTCGGTGGCGGTCTGTTGCGCTTCCTGCCCGCCGGGGACGTACACGGACACGATGACCGTGGTCTCGGCGCCCTCTTCGCGGGACCGGTTGGTGCTCGCGGTTGGCCTGGACACCGGCACGACAGAGCCCATGACGGCGATGATCTCGTTCGGCTGGTACTCCCCCGGATCGCCGTACGACACCAACGTGGGGGCTGGGAACAGGCCGGTGAACGCGTCGAACAAAGCCGACTTCACCGACCCGACAAGCGTCCCGGCCATTTAGGCGAACCCGGGTAGGGCGGGTGAGGCTTGCAGGTAGGCCATCGCCTGGTGCGGGATCAGGTAGCCGATGCCATTGACGGTTTCGACCGCAGTGTCGGGTGCGCCGAGCTGCGGGCGGAACCCTTGCTGGGTGCCCTGCCAGGTGTGCCGCAGGATCAGCCGAGCACCGAGGAGCACGTTCGCCGGGACGGCCTGGTTGCCTTTGGTGAAGGTGACGGAGATGTTCTGGATGCCGCTCTTGAAACAAGTCACCCCGAGGGTGCTGCCGCGGTAGAGGATGCTGGCGCGGGTGTCGACGGTGTAGTCCGTCACGGGTGTCAGCGTTATGCCGGATTCGACGACCGTCGTCACCGCACTCACGTTCGACGGGAGCAGGATCGCTACTTTCCCACCGTTGTACGTCTGGGTGACGGCCCGCAAGATTTGCGGGCCGCAGATACGTTCGACCACGGTGGTGACCCCGGCGATGTACTCCCGCAGTAGGCCATCTTTCGACGTGTCCCCGGACGGTAGTTGCAGGATCGTGCGGGCGTCGTCGAGGGAGAACAGCCCTTGCGGGTCAGCCGATTGAACGTTGTAGACGTCGGTGATGGCAACGGGCGGGCCGGTGCACAGGAACCGGACCGTGTACTCCCCGGCCGTAGCCGGGACGTAGGGAGTGGTCGGGTTGTAGGTGCCCGTCGGGCTGGCCGTGACCGGCACCGTCACCGGTGCACCATTGCGGGGCGTGACGGTGAGAACCGCTGTGGCCGCGTTGACCGGCGCACCCGCGCTGTCGGCTACGAGGTATTCGAGGGGGAGGGAATCGCCGAGGTCAATGGGACCGGACACAATGCTCCCTCCGCATTCAGATCTGGGGTGCGGTCGGGGGACTAGCGGGTCTCGACGTCGGCGTCGGGTGCGACGGCCTTCTCGACCTTCGGCTTGGCAGCCTTCGGCTTCTCATCCGGGGCGACTGCGATGCCGCTGGCGATCAAGCTCGCCGCTTCGCCGTCGGTCGTGTCGAGGGTCTCACCGGGCTTGGGCCAGTCCACGCCGTCGCGGGAACCGCTCATCTGAACCTTCATCTGCACTGACGCCATCACAGATCTCCTGCCATCGAAACGGGTTGGGAACCGTTGGGGGTGGACGCCTATGACGGGACGTCCACCCCCAACGGATAGAGCTAGATCAGGTGGCTGCGCCGACGAAGTACTTGACCGCCCCGGTGAGGTCGATCAGCGCGCCGTCCGCGCGGACCAGGCAGCGGAAGCTGACGAGGTCTGTGTTGAACGCGTAGTCGTCGGAGCGCTCGAAGCGGATGCCGTTGACCATGCGCACGAAGTACTGCGAGAAGTCCCCGAACAGCACCGACTTCGCCGACGTTGCGACCGCCGCCACGTTCGGGTCCGTGTGAACCGCCTTGCCGAGCAGCGTGTCCGGCACGCCGATCTGCAGCGACGGCTGCCAAAGGAACTGCCCGGTGGTGTCCTTCAACTTGCGGACCGCACCGAGGGTTGCGTCCTTCATCAGCCAGCCAGCCGACGGGCTGTTGCGGTACGGGGCGATGACCGAGAAGTACAGGTCGATCAGTTCCGTCGACAGGAACGCGCCTGCGACACCGGTCGTGACACCTGTGACACCAAGCGTCGCATCCGTGACGACACCGCGGGGCAACGTGGAACCCGCACCGACAACAAGGTCAGTGCCGAGCGCGTTACCGACCGCGCGGCCGGCGGACATCGCCAGGTACCCAAGGAGGTCAACGGACGTGTCGTTGACGAGCTCCGAGGAGACCTGGATCAGCTTGCCGTACTTGTACGCGCCGAGGGTGATCTGACCGAACGCCGGGTCGGACGCCGCGATCGTGCCACCTTCAGCGACGAGCGCCGCAGAACCGTGGGACGTGGTCTTCGGGACCTGCAGGGACTCACCGGACGTGGTGTTCAGCACCGTCGGGCCGGCCTGCAGAATGCCGGACACCTCGATGAGGTGGGCGACGAGCTGGTCGTAGAACGACGTCTTGACCGTGTTCAGACCAGCGCCAGCGGAGAGCTTCGAAAGAACCCGGAACTCCTCGGAGCCCATCGGCTTGTTCGCCCGGACTTCGAACGACTTCCCGCCCTCGCCGCGGAAGAACTTCCGGGCTTCCTCGTCCGCCGCCCCGGCCGGGTCACCGCGGTCTTCACGCGTCGCCGACCGTGCGAGCAGATCCGACATGGCCTTCTCGGCGTCCGCGGAACGCTGCTGCGCCTCTTCGACGTCCTTGATCCGGGCGTCACGCTCATCGATCGCAGCGTTGAGCGCCTTCCACTTCGCATCTTCCTCACCCGTGAGATCACGGTTCTCGGCAGCGGCAGCATCGAGGAGGGCTTTGCCCTCTTCCCAGATGTTCGCCCGCTGCTCGAGGAGGCTCTTGATGAAGTTGCTGTCCATCAGGGCAATTCCTTCCAAGCAGAGTGGCCCGTCGGCCTGGTGGCCGCGGGCTGGGGTGTTGTTGGGCGAGGTGCGTTGCGCGCTGCCTCAGTTACTTGCGGAGATCGCTCCACGTGCGTTGGCGGAGCAGGACCGACACGGCCGAGTGCGTTGCGCGCTGCTCGTCGGTGTCGGGGTCTTCCTCGCCACGTTCGGCGGGGAGGTAGGGGACGAGGTACTTCCGCAGATCGCCGGTTTCGGCGGCCTTGCGGACTTCCTCGAGTTCGGCGTGCGCATGGTCGGCGAGGGAACGCAGGCCGGCGGACGTGTCCAAGTAGGCGGGGGTGTTCACGGGGGCGACGTCACGCAGACCAACCGCGATGAGGGTGCGCAGCGGCATGCCCGATTCGGTTTCACCCCAGGAGTCCTGGTGCGTGACGAACGCGAACGACGACTGTGAGATGTCGCCGCGGGCGGCGAGGACGGCGACGTCGCGGCCGACGGACGTGTCAGGCAGTGTCACGTCGTAGCGCAGGCCAACCTCGTCGACGGCCAGGGTGACGGAGCCGGAGGCGGTGCGCCCAAGGAGCATGTTGTCGTCGTGGTTGTAGCGGGCGAGAACATCGAGGTTGTCGGCGAGTGACTTCGTGAACGCGCCGGGGTCGACTTGCTCGACGAAACCGCCGAGGTTCTGCGACATCCGGTTGAACTTCGCGGCGTAGCCCGCCAGGATCCCGGGGCCGCTGTCGGATGCACGGAGTTCGACGCGTTCGGTGAGATACCTGCGTTCGATGTCGGGCACGGTTATCTCCTCTTACGCTTTCGCTGTCGGGGCGGGTGCAGTCGGGACCGCGGCTGGTTTCGGGTAGTTCGCCTGCCAGAACGCGATCTCTTCGGGCGTCAGCGGCGGCTTGTCCTCTTTCGCACGGCCCTCGTCAAGCGTTTCCAGGCCCGTGGTCAACCCGATCTGGTGAACCTCGAACCGGGTTTTGATGTCCGCCCGCACCAGCGCGTCAAGGTTGAACTTCGTGTACTGCGGTTTCGGGAGCATTTCGGTGACCGCTTCCTCGAAGCGGATCGCTAACGGCCGCAACGGGAACGTGGTGAACCGGATGCCCTTCTGTTCCATCGTCGCGTAGGTCAACGAGTTCGCCGCCTCCCCGCCGACATCCTCAGGGTCAAGCCCATACACCGAAGCGACCTGCCCGGCGGTCAGACGGGCGGTGGTGACGAACGCCGCGTCATCAGCAGAGATCGAGATCGGGTCGAATGACCAGTCGTTCCCCGAGACGAACACGCTCCGGTCCGCTGTCGTCGCCTCGAACCGGTCCCGGATCACCGACGCCTCTTCAGGTTCGAGCGTCTTCGCCACGTTCTTCAGATGACCGGTGGGGGCGGCGCCGTTGCGGAACCAGTCCACCGAAAACTTCTGCGCCTGCAACCCCTGTTCGATCATCAACCGGAACGCGGTGATCGGCGCCAGGCCCTTCGTCCGGCCCGGCAGCGAGTAGCCGGGGATGTGAACGATCGAGCCGACCTCGTGACGGTTCGTGAACAACTCGACCGGACGCCCGCGCAGGTAATACTTCGCGTTCGGATAGTTCGAGTCGTCGACCTCAACCGTGGACGGGTGGACCCACTCGACCATCGTCGGCCAACCCAACGGCGACATCTGCGTGACCAGCCCGTAGGCGTTACCCCGCAGCAGCAGCGACGTGCACGCCCGGTACTTCCACGCGAACAGGCCGCCTGCGACAACCGACGGGTTCTTGAACAACACCGGGTCCGGGATCCGCTCGGCAAGCTGGCCGTTCTGCCGGTACGCCTGCAGTGGGGTTGAGGAGAACTGGTCGGCGAGCAGCCTGGTAGCCGAGTACAGCGGCACCAGCGACAGCGCCGCTTCCATGCCCTGCCCGAGTAGATCCGCCGCGTTCCCGCCTTGACCCCAAAAGTCCTGGTAGGAGATCGATCGCTTCTCACCGACACGCCCGGTCAGGAAGCCCACAGCGCGCCTCCGGTCAGTCGGTGAACAGGTCGGCGAGCACAAGAACCCCGGCGACGATCGGCGCCGCAGGCCAGTAGATGAACGCCACCCCCGTGGAGATGAGACCGACCGCCACGGCGGTGCGGGTCAGCTTCCACGCGAGCACCGGATTCCTCGGCCGCACCACCGAGGTCAGTGCGACCTTGATGCGTCGCACGGGGCCTCCTAGAAGAAGCTGTCGAGGACGTCGTAGCTGTTGACCAGATCACTGGTGTGACCCCAGGCCGCCAAGATCGCCGCATACGCGGGCACGATGTCGACGGCCGATTTGCGGCGGCCCAAGATCCAGGCGCCGTCGCGGTCAATCCGCCGGGCGCCCCGCAGCGCACCATCAAGTTCCGGCTGCCCGAGGTGCACCAGCCGGCCGGACGTGACGAGGTCATGGAACGAGCCGCATGCCTGCGCGACCTCGGTGCCGTTCAGGGCGACGACGTCAATCCCGGCGGCTTCGAGCTGCGGGCGGAACGCCTCGGCGCCCTGCCCGGCCGCGATCACGACCTTGAACGTCGACCAGCGGGACGCCATGTCGATCAGGCGAGGAACGACCCAGTCCGTACCCGGGCGGTGGTCGATCAGCCCATCCGAGCCAGTGATCTCCACCTGACATAGACCGGCCTCGGTAGCCCCGGCGACACCAACAGCCGCCGAATCCCGTAGCGGTGCAACGTCCAGGCCGAAGACCGGCGGTCCCGCAATGTCCGAGGTTGGGTTTAGACTCCGCGCCCACGCCTCAGCGGGGATCACGCCAGATGCGAACTCCGGCTCATCCCAGAACCCCATGACCTCGCGGCCGAACTCGTCCGCGTCCAAAGCGGCCTGCTCGTCCCGAATGAACTGCTCAGAGATCCGAATCCCCAGGCCGGGGTTCGCGACCGCAACCGCATCCATGTCCGTCGGGTCCGAGCCATCCGGTGCAGACCACTCCGCGTAGAACAGCCGCGGTGAGCCCTCGATCCCCCGCGTGCGGATGGACCGCAACACGTCCGAGTCTTCTTGCCCGGCACTCGAGAAATACCAGATCTGCGGATTCGGCTGCGCCGACAACGTCGGCAGAACAGCGCCCATCGCCGACGCCGGCAAGTCATACGCCTCATCGAAGATCAACCGCCGCGACGAAAACCCACGGCCCGAACCCTTCGACCTCGCCAAGAACCGCAAACGGCAGCCGTTGTCCAACTCGAACCCGGACTCATTCGTCGACTGCACCCTGCGAACGACCCGCTTCGACAACCACGCCTGTCCGGCGATCAACTCGTCGATCCGCCGATACGTCTCCTGCGCCGTCTTAAACTCATGCGCCGAATAGATCGTCAGCCGGTCCTCGAACAGGAACAGTCCGGCCAGGCACAGCGCCTCGATAATCGCGCCCTTACCGTTCTGGCGAGGAACAACAACCGCAGCCTCGAACGCCGCCCAATCACCGTCAGTGCGCTCACCCAAGCCCTGCTCGAGCACCCACGCCTGCCAGTCATCCAGCACCAGACCGGCCCGGCCCGCGAGATCCGTGACCTCCGGCCCCGACGACTCCCGGAACGCCGGGACGCTAGACAGCCTGGGACGCTGCGCGCCTCGCCGCACGAGCAGCTGCGACCTCGTCAACCGGGGTCACCTCTTCCACAGCCGGCAACGAATCCAGCTCCCGCATCACGGCCATCAACTTGTCCGCCAGAGCCGCCAACGACCGCACATCGGCGGTGCCGTCAATCGACGCAGCCAGCCGATCCCGCAACGCCACGAGTCCCGGACGCCGGCCATCAGCAACGTCGGCAGCGAGCGACATAGGGGCCTCCTATGTGGCATGGAGAACCCCGTACAAAAAAGGAACTGAC